CGCAACTATGCCAATGTGGTTATGCCTATCAACACACAGGTGTTGGTAGTTGTTACTCAGGACATGCAGACCAACAGTTGGAATTTCAGCAGTGGTAAAGCAGTAGGGCAGATTGTTATCAATCAGAACTTTAGATGAAAAAGATATTATTAGCCTTGTTGTTAGTATGCTCTAATGCCTATGCTGACCTAACTGATATCAAATTTGGTCGAAATCAAATTGCCGACAGTCAGTGGAATGTCAACGCTTGTCTTAATACTACCACTTGTCAAATCTATAGTAAGCAACCAGGGACAATGTATAAAATTCCTTGGTACAATGGGCAGTGGTCGTGGCAAACAGGACAATATGTACAATTTAGTCTAACTGGTAATGGCAGCTTTCCATATGAAGGTAAAGTGTATAACAGCAACGGTACATTAGCAGGAACTATAGGTACAGGTAAAATTGTTAATATGGGTCCTGACTATTTCTTTTTTGTGGGATCAGATAACAATACAGGACAGCTATTCAGTGGATCAAGCGGTATGAATAATACCGCTGGTGTTTCATGGACAGGTACTCTTAACCCTACAATACAACAAGCTAACACTTATGCTAATGCCACATATTCTACGGTTCCGTTAAGTGCAGGTCAAACAGCAACTTCAACTCCAAACAGTAGCACCCCTGCACCAAATTGGCAAATGATTAGAACAACCAGTAGCCCTGTTGTAATCAGTAATATCTATCCTACCAGTAATAACAGTCCCAGCAATGAAGGAGCGTCCAATGCCTTTGACGGAAATGTAGGAACAAAGTATCTAAACTTTGACAAACAGAACGCAGGTGTTACTGTTAAATTAAACCAAGGACGTGTGGTGAAGAAATTTACAATTACCACTGCCAATGATGCGGTTGAACGTGATCCTGCCAGTTATAAACTATACGGATCAAACGATGGTGTTAATTGGATTTTATTATCAGAAGGAGCATTGAGCTTGTCCGACAGTAGATATGCCGTCAGTGGTGAAATTGCAGTGGCTAATACTAATGCCTATATCTATTACTTTATAAAATTCCCAAGTATCAAGAACAACAGTGGCAACAGCGTACAAGTCTCCGAAGTAACATATTACTATGATTTAGATGACGGTGTTATCAGTACTGACACAGGTACCGGTGGCACACCTAGTAACCCTGGGCAAGCAGGCAGTGTCTGTGCTGATTGTGCGCCTAGTTGGCCAGCTACCAGTGATATTACAGTTAATCAAACAGCACAGAAAAATGCGGCAAAGGGTCGTGTTGCTAATATACTGTTAGGCAACTACGTTTACATTGATCAAAAAATTGGCAGTAGCGGAAATGCAATAACTATTGAACAAACAGGCAACTACAACAAGATCTCAGGTATAGGCGGCACTGACTATGCTATCATTGACGGTGACAACAATACCTTAAACATCAAGCAAGGTGATACACTGGGTAAGAACTTAATTGAATTCAGTGTTACAGGCAACACAAATAACATTACACTATGGCAAGCACGTGATCCTACAACAGGTATGCAAGACGGCAGCGAAAGTGGTGGACACTATATGGGCCTAAACATAAATGGCAGCACCAACACACTGAGCCTAAAACAAAGCAATGACGGCGGCACCACAAGCGGACACTTTGCCTATGTTGATGTCACTGGTAATAACAATAGCGGAACACTAAAACAAACGGGCAATGGTGAGAAAACATTCTTTGGCATCATCGCCGGCAATACCAATGTGTTTGATATCACACAACAAGGTTCAGGCAGTTATTTTGATTTGTCGCTGACTGGCAACGGACATTCAGTAACAGCCAACCAAAAGGATGCCGGCAGTCACAAAGCCACAGTCAACTTGACCAACGCAGGTGGCGCTAGCAATGTTACTTTACTTCAGCAAGGTAGCACAGCACAGAATATCAATATTACTCAGCAGTGTGCTACCCTATCAGGTTGCTCAGTGAGTGTTACTCAGGGGACTGGGCCTTAAACAAATACTTCTTGTGTAGTTGTAGTCTTGCTTGATTGTACTGAACCGCAGTAACAACCAATGCAAATGCCCAAGGTACAACAGCAGCAGCCCAAGGTACAAGGCCCGCCCACCATGCAGCCATTAATGGTTCTTTCATTAACATTAACATGGCAACGGCAAACAATACAAAGCTACCAATAAACACTGTGTCGGGCCAACGCTGTAGAAGTTTGCTGACCATAGTAGCACCAAACAAGATGATTGGTACACTGATTAGCAAACCAGCAATAATAAGAACAAAGTTTCCGTTAGCAGCAGCGGCAATGCCTAGTGCATTATCAATGCCCATAACAGCATCAGCAACCACAATAGTGCCTAATGCTCCCCAGAATGTGTCCTTAGCATCTATCTCGTGTTCGCCTGCATCAAATACTAACTTCCAACCAATCCATATCAGTGCTAGAGCACCGATGGCTCGTAGTCCTGGGATTAACAGCAGGTAGGTCAATGCCGCAACTGATACAAAGCGTATGGCAATGGCGCCAAAGGTACCCCAGAAGATGGCCTTCTTGCGTAGGTGTTCTGGTAATTTGTTAGCAGCCATTCCAATAACAAGAGCGTTATCACCGGCTAATACAATGTCTATCAAAATGATAGCGAGAAATGCCCAAAGGGCTTGGAGCGTAAAGAGTTCCATAGTTTTCCTAAAAGTTATGGTCTCACAGCTTTGTCTATAGACCGGGTATTTGCATACCGTGTTGACGACCTATAAAACCAACACTTGTTGGTTAGTTACTCCCCGAGGTATTTAGCTATAAATATTGTACAGGTACGGAGCGACAATGGACCTAATTCTAAGCATATTTCTGGCTGGATTCAACCCTAATGAGCCTCGGTGTGTAAAATGGACATGGAGTGGTGATGTCTACAATCGCAAGGTTGTATGCTTAGAATGGACAAAGCCACCTCTTAAAGATAAGGATCCTAAGAAAAAATGATTGATCCTATCACACTTGGTATTGCTTTTACAGCCGCTCAACAATCGGTTGGCTATATCAAAAAAGCCATTGCTCTAGGCAAAGATGTAAACAGCCTCTATGGACAGTTTGCCAAGTTCTTTGAAAACAGCGATAAGATTCATGGTGCTAACGTGGCAGCACAAAACAGCAAGAGCATTCTCACTGACGGTCAGATTAGAGCCATGTCAATACAGATTGCCATGCAGAGCAAGGCCCTTAGAGACGCAGAAAAACAACTTAAAGAGATGCTCATATACTCAGGTAATAGTGATGTTTGGGATCAGATGATGGCCGAGCGTGTGCGTATGTACAAAGAACGAGCTAAACTAGAAGCAGACATAAAAAATGCAAGGATTCAAGCACAGACTGACATGATAGATAGACTACTAATAGGTGTAAGTTTTATGGCCATAGCTGTGCCTACTGTGATGTTCAGCTTTGCTATGATAGTTAGATAGTAAATATATGATGAAGAAAATACTCTTAAACCCCTGGACCGCACTGGTCACCCTGGCACTGGTAGTAGGCGTGCGTTTTGCCGATCCTACATTTATAGAAAGCGTAAGACTACGCTATTTTGATCAACTGGTAACTAGTCAACCTGCTACCGCTGTTCCTGTACACACAGTCAACATTGACGAGTCAGCATTAGACAAGTACGGACAGTTTCCGTTTCCTCGTGGCATCTATGCTGAGATAGTCAACGACCTGTACAAGCGTGAAGCCGGCTTAGTTGTGTTCAACATCATGATGCCCGAAGCAGATCGTTTCAAAGAAGACGGTCAACTAGCAGCCATGATGAAACAGCATCCTGTGATATTGCCCAGCCTGGGCAGCGACAAAGAAAAGAACATAGCCCGCAAGCCTGGCGTTAGTGTAATTGGTCAACATCCTGCAGGCATGGTTGTTGAATATCCTGGATTGATCAGCAGTGTACCTTTGATAAACAACAATGCCGCTGGCGTTGGTATAGTAAACACATTCCCAGAAGTAGACGGTGTTGTCCGTCGTATGCCATTAGTAATACTAAGCCAAGAACAACTACATCCTGCATTGGCTTTAGAGACTTTGCGTGTGGCTGCTACTGATCCTAGTTTTCAAATCAAGATTGGGGAGATGGGAGTAGAAGCAGTTCGTGTTCCTAAGTTTGGAAAAATTGCCACAGACGATCTAAGCCGTATTTGGATTGACTGGAGCAATCGTCCAACTGCACATAGTCTTACTGATCTGCCAACCAGTTTCAACGGTGAAATTGTCATAGTCGGTCTAAGTGCTGCTGGCCTGGCCAATCCCATAGCAACTAGTCGTGGTGAAGTGTGGCCACATGAACTACAGGCCAGTGTACTAGGCACATTGGTCACCCAGACCAATATTCAACGACCCGGCTATGCCAATGATCTAGAAGTTGTAGCACTGTTGGCTGTTGGCCTACTATTATTATTTTTAACAAGGTGGACTTATGTTGGACTCACTGCGACTGTTATGCTTGGTGTTGGCAGCGTGTTTGCTAGCCAGTATGCTTATGCCTCTTTTTATTATCTTTTTGATACCACAGCTTTTACTGCTGGTGTGGTTCTCGTTGCTCTACACGCTTATGGTGTTAAGTTCGTCAGCGAGTTTTTACAAAAGTCACAGATAAAGAAACAGTTTGGCAGCTATGTCAATCCTGTTATTGTTGAACGCCTACAAAAGGATCCCAGCTTTATCAAACTGGGTGGTGAGAAGAAAGACCTAACCATCATCATGAGCGACATGCGGAACTTCACTGGACTAGGTGAAACCTATGGTGACGATGTTGTGGCATTCACTCAGACCATGAACCGTTACATGACTGCCATTGCTGAACCTATTCTACGCAACAATGGTTGCCTAATCAAGTTCATCGGTGATGCCAGCTTGCATGTTCACGGTGCACCTATTCAAGAAGAACAAGACCCGGACCACGCACATGCCGCTGTTCGTACTGGATTAGAAATGATTCATGCAGTTGAACTGTTTAACATTGAATTGGAAAAAGAAGGCAAACCCAGAGTTGGTATGGGCTTGGGCATTAACACAGGCCCTACCTTGATCGGTAACATTGGTAGTAAAGACCGCTTTGGCTATGATGTTCTAGGTGACTCAGTGAGTCTAACAGCTCGTCTTGAAAGTCAAACCAAAAACTATGGACAATTAATCATAATTTCCGAGTTTACAGAGAAGCGGGTGAACGATCAGTACTTTACTTTACCTTTAGACTGTATTGCTGTTAAAGGTAAAAGTATTGGTGTGAGTATTTTTACAGTATTCTACATGCCTGATGAAACTGTCAAAGTTAAATGGAACACTGCCCGTGACATGCATAACGGTATGTTGACCTATTATAAACAGCAAAAATGGGATGACGCTATAGAATTGTGCAAGACACTCACAGGAGAGTTTGACGGCAATATGGATCACTACTACGAACTGTGGATTGAGCGTATTGCTGATATGCGCTCAAGAAATCTAGCCGCAGACTGGGACGGAACATTCCGAGCTACTAGCAAGTAAACAAAAAGGACCTTAGGGTCCTTTTTCTTCTGAAACTTTGTTGATCTCGTGTTCGGCTTTGATGCGTTCGTACTCAATGGTCTTGCCACGCAATTCCATGACAGTTTCAACCTTTTGATTAAGTCTTATAAGATCGTTATCAAGCATACGAATACGATCAATAAGAGCGATAAGAGTTCCATTGGCTTGTCCTATAACTGGTTTAATTTCTGTGGTCACCCAAGTCCACACATAGTAGATGAAGTAGCCCATGCCGCCTGCGGCCACAATAGGAAATCCATACTTGTTTACTAATTCAACTGGATCCATTTTAATTGTTCCTTAAAATTGCTAGAATCAAACGATCGTTTAATTCTTTCCATAATTCGGGTTGTGTATCTTTATCTATGTTAACGGCCACTGCGTGTAGCAGTTCTATCTCGCGGCTCTCAATCATTTTAGTCTTTCCTTTGATCTGCTTGTTCTGCCCTGCTAATTCGATCGTAATCGGGCTGGAGGCCTAGAGCATGGCTTACTTTAACATCAATACGCTGTAGTTGGTTAGTCATAGTGTCAACACGACTGTCTAGACCCTTGATAATGCCACCCATTCCGTTTACGCTAGATGTCACTCCAGCCAAAATAAACTTCAATGTTAGAAAAACAAAGTAGCCTGCAGCCATGGCTCCAGCAATGGGAAAGCCTAGCTCTGCTACTAATTTAAAAAAATCACCCATGATTCGCTCCTGGATTTGTACCATATTTTATAAACTGCACCAGGGGATCTACTTTGGCTAACATAGCACGGCCGTCGATATTTTGGACAACAAAGCAGTCGCCTGCTTTCCAGCCCAATTTATCAATGTTTAGTTCTTTGTCCAGAATGATAGATTCTGGACTGACATCCCAATCGTAGTCTAGGTATTTCACCGATTCGCTCCCGGTTTAATTTATATGTGTATTTACCGACTTGACAGATTTTGACTTTGACTGTATAATATACATATATTACCCGGAGCATTCTATGAAAATCAAACTGGTATCGGATCTGCATTTAGAATTCAGTGACATCAACATCCAAAACAACGAAGATTGCGATGTGCTGATTCTTGGTGGCGATATCTGTGTAGCACAGGACTTGCATGATCATCCAGAACCCAACAACACTGCCGATCAGGCTGCAATTGCGGCAGGCACAGGATTGGGTCGTAGACAAGCGGCCGCCCAAAGATATCGTGATTTCTTCAAGCGTTGCAGTTTCCAATTTCCACATGTAATTTACATCATGGGAAATCATGAATTCTACAATGGCAAGTTTTTTGCGGGAATTGACTATATGCGTGAAGAGCTGGCCAAGTACCCTAACATTTACATGTTGGAGCAGGACACCAAAGTCATTGATGATGTGACTTTTGTTGGTGCCACACTTTGGACTGACATGAACAAGGGTGATCCTTTGACCATGCATGCCATTGAGGGTATGATGAACGACTTCCGTATTATTAAAAACGACAAGCGTAACTATGCTCCTATGAGTGCTAGAGATGTTGCTAGTCGTCATGCTAGAACATTGCAGTATTTTAGAAGTGTGCTGGCAGAACAACATGATCGCAAGTTTGTTGTGGTTGGTCATCACACTCCTAGTTTTCAAAGTATGCATCCAATGTATCAAGCGCAGACTTTGATGAATGGTGGCTATCACAGTGACTTGAGTGAGTTTATTATGGATCATCCGCAGATCAAACTGTGGACACATGGTCACACTCATCATCCGTTTGATTACATGATTGGTGAAACTCGCATTGTCTGCAACCCTCGTGGCTACGAAAACGATGGCTACAGTGAGCAAACTGGTTGGAATCCCAACATTGTGTTGGAAGTCTAATGTACGCCTATTCAGAAGAGTGGAAGAAGTTTAAGCCACCTGATGATGTTCTAGAACGATGTCATCAGGTGCTTATCACTGACAACGATGCTGAAGCCGCAGGAGAGCCATTTTGGAAGATCAAGAAGTGGTGTCTAGCACATTGCCACAGTTACATTTGGTTTGACATTACAGATGTCAGCGATGCCAGTGGACTGTGGGATGAAATTGCCTCCTTCTGGTTCCATGATGAAAAGGATGCAGTAATGTTTACACTAAAATACAAAGGTGGAAAATGAGCAACGAAGAACTAATCAAAGCCCTGCGTGGTGTTCAACATGTTGTGATCAATGTCTGCTACGGTGGATTTGGTCTCAGCGAACGGGCTGTTCGTGAGTATAAAGCTATGGCAGGCATCACTGACCCCAAATGGTATGATCGCGATGCACCTAGAGACGATCCCTACCTGATCAAAATCGTTCGTGACCTAGGCATGGCTGCTAACGGCCCTCACGCCAATCTTAAGATTGTAGAAATTCCTCCAGATGTTGAATGGGAGGTTGAGGAATATGATGGCAACGAATGGGTGGCTGAAAAACATAGGACCTGGAAGTGACAATAACACTACCAAGTATAGGAGAAGTTCTTGCCACTAGAGCAAGAGCTGTGTTCCCTTATCGCATCAATTTCCAAACTGTACGATTAAACAGTATTGAAGAAATGAAGAGTTGGTGTCATGACAACTGTAAAAGTCTATGGCGTTGTGAATCTTATCACGCATTGTATTTTCAATTTGAAGATGACTACGATGCCACTATGTTTATGCTCCGCTGGGGTTCAGCAGAAGGTAATGAATTAAAATGAATGTTGTTGTAAAATCAAACTGGCAAAAAGACATTTGGGCCGCAGTAGCCGATAGTGGAGTAAAGCCCGGCGAGATAATGGTAATCGGCTCAGGCCGTCAAATAGGTAAGAGCAGATATAAAATGGCAGTTGAACAATGGATGAGAATGATGCAAGGCACTAGCGTACACCACTGGAAATTTCACGACGGGGTTACCGCCATCAACCCAGGCAATCAGTTCGGTGAAACTGTTCTGCCCCGCGGTTGGACCTGCTGGGTTTATCCCGATGACGATAATGAGTTTGTAGAATGGATGAATCGTATGTGTCCTACAGCGGATGTTTGTCATCGTTTCAATAGTGGTGATCCTATGTATACTGTTACTATTAGCAAAGACTCAGAAGCCACAGCGTTTCAATTGAGGTGGATGTGAATATAGAACAAGAAATACTAGCCATTGCCGGCAAGAAGATGGCTGACCAAATTGATATAGATGTACTTAAAAGTCTTGGCGTTTACAAGAATGTAGAACTAGTCCGCAGCTCGGGCACGGTCTACGGACTACACTATTACACCGTTGAGCCTAAAAATCTAGAATGGCAGGACAGTCGCGCCATGTGGGAAGACATGATGCTGTGGTGCCAAGGTCAATTTGGTGAGACTGGCAGTCTATGGAACGAAACTAAAAACCTAGTACAAGAACCTCATCAGCGTTGGTATGCTAATGATCGCAAGTTTTGGTTCCGTGACGAAGCAGACTTATTGATGTTTGTATTGAGGTGGTCATGAACTCATTACAGAGACGCAAGGGTCGCAGAGAATTTAGAAAACTAGAACACAGCATTCTAATTGATAGTAAAAAATACAGAGATGCCGGAGACTGGTGTTTAACACAATTTGGAAAACGCTGGAAAGCTATAGACGATACCGACGGTGCTTGGACAATGTTTTGGGCAGGCAGAGAACATCACAACAAATACATATTTCATTTTGTTGAAGAACAAGATATGCTGATGTTTATATTAAAGTGGGCATAATGTCAATAACAAAAACCAAAGGTTATCAATTTTTACCTGCCCAAGGTTACATGGGAGATAAACCAGCAAAGGATACATATAGATATATGATAATTGACGATCGAGTAGAGGAAGTACGAGAAATAGTAGTACATGAGTTTATGATGGGCGATGTAGATGATCCAGATTTATACGCAGGAGAGCCATTATGGAAATGGCAACAAAGCGAAGCAGGTCAATGGGTTATGGAACACGCAGTCGAAACTCCTAGTTGGTACAGAATTCCGGACACAATGCAATATGGATATAAGTATCAGATCCGTGCTAAACTATCCGGCCCTAGACTCACAGAATATCTACTGAGGCACAAATAATGGGACACGCAGTACCGATGATTAAAGCAGCCAAGGAGTCTATGAGAACTTGGTACAGCGCAGACTTACAAAAGCACGACCAATTGATGACACTTTTGGATACCTATCACAAAGTTCATCTCCACGACAACGATCGATACGCAGACAAACTGACTTGGTGTTTGGCTCATTGCCAAAGTAAATTTAGAGATATCAAACACGGTGACGGAATGTATTGGTATTTTCAAAACGAGCAGGATGCCACAATGTTTGCTCTTAAATGGGTTTGACTTTTTTTAAATTTGGTGTTATAATATATAGACACTAACACACTGAGGAATCGAAATGCTTTTCCAATTGATACTGGTTACTAATTTAGGTATGATAACACCACTAGCTACATTCACGGATAGAATGGAATGTATCAAGGAACAAGGCCAGATGCAGAAAACTGCACAGGCCAGCGCCTTGTGTGTTCCAGTTCAAACGCCTCAACAAGTACAACAACAAATGGAACAGCATATGAAAATGCTTATGGACTTTGCCAAACGAATGGAGACTGTAAAATGAAAGTTGGATTCAGCTTAGGTCGTTGCATTCGTGACATCATGAATAACATTGTTACCTATGATGATGTGGCCTTTATTATTTCTGGCACAGCTCTTCGTGACGAAGAAGCTATCAAAGCCTGTGTTGAACAGTACATGTACCGTGACGATTATCTTTATGGTTTAGAACAAGCAGCCTGCCAAGATATAGCCCTAAAGCTCTATAAAGAAGGCAAGATCTTCCAACCTCGGCTACAAGGCATTCGTGCGTTTCGTATTCCAGAAGGTGCTGTATGGGCTGACCTGTTCCCTACAAATGTCAGCGAAAGTGACGCAGTTAAAAAAGCCTGGGATGCCTACAGATTTATGTTGCACATGACCACACAGATTCACGAGGACCTAAAGGAACATCTGTCTTGAAAGAAAACATTGCACTTGTAGTAGCAATACTGGCCATACTTGCGGCCTTTATGTATTTCGATACTGGAGAAAACTATCGAGTCTACGACTGCGGCATGGCCGAATGGCATCCGGATATTCCTCCTAAGGTAAAAGAAGAATGTCGCAGGCGAGCTCTTGAGCTCTGGCGAGAAAATCAAAATAAGACTGTGATATGATCTACTTAAATTTTAGCTTAATGAATCCGTGGAGTGATTGCTTTGAGCCAGTTTGGTCATGGGGCAAGGCTGTATCCAAATACAAAGCTGTTGAAGTTGAAGTTTATCGTTCAAATACTGTTGCAGAGTTTGAAGCTAGATTGAGATTTCGTGAAGATCACGCAGGTCTAACCTTTGGTTTAGGATTTTTAAGTTATACACTGAGAGCACAGTTTTACGATACCCGGCATTGGAACTACGAAAAGAAAGCGTGGGAAGTCTATGAAGAAAATCTACTATGAAAAAGTTGGGAGAAAATATGTCCCTGTTGCGGAATATGACAGCGACTTTTTGGACAGCTTTACTAAAGGCAATCACCTGGTTATGTCTTATCCCGGAGGCACTAGTCGCCGGTTTAATATTGATCCTAACTATGCGGCTATGATTGCCGCAGGGCGGGTCGCTGAAGATGAGATCTGCCGGGCTATCAGCAAGGCCAGCGAAATGCGCCCCCAACGAACACCTATTACTCTAGGACAACAACGAGCTTGGAAAAAACTAGCCAAAGAGTTTGGCGACGATTTGGCAACACTAAACGGGCTAAGTGTTCGCGACTGTGCAGAAGCAGGTATTAAGGCCATGCAGGAAGAAGCAGATAAACTAATGAAGCACGAAGGTGTGAAACGAGCCTACGAGCAGTTTCAGCTGATGTGCGAACTAACCAAGGAACGGAATGGATAAAAGTGAAATGAAGGATAGAATGGCAGAATTAATGCTGCCAATAGAAAAACAGATACTGATGTGCGATAATCGGCAAGATATGCTGATGATGGCCTGTGCTATGCTACAGCATGTAAACACCATTTTTGCTCAAGAATTGGGCGAAGAGGGCAGGCAGATGATGTTTAGGGATATGCTTGAGGATTAACTGATGCTATAATGATAAGTAATAGTAATCCCAAGGAGCAAATCTTGAAGAAAATTGACGAGTTCAATGCTGGTGACAGAATTGGCGTAAAATTGCTGGATAATTCAGTGCATTTTCTATCCGGCGAAATTACCGAAGAAAATGTCAACGAATGTATCAAGTGGATAGTCTACGAAAATTTAGATGCCAAAGAAAAAATACTCACCCTGTATGTTAATTCAACCGGTGGGGATTTGTATCAAGCATTTGCTCTCATTGACATCATGCAGAGTAGCAAACACAGCGTTAGAACTATTGCTCTAGGCAGTATCATGAGTGCAGCTTTTTTAATTTTTACCTCGGGTACCAAGGGTGAAAGATATATTGCTGCCAACACAGGAATTATGTGTCATCAGTTTGCCGGTGGCGGTGGTGATGCTAAGTTTCACGATCTCAAAGCTGAAATGAAAGAAAACGAATTGTTAAATCAAAAGATGATTAACATTTTAAAAGAAGCCACAGGCTTAACTCCGTCTAGGATCAAATCAAAATTGTTGCCGGCAAGTGATGTTTACATGTCAGCACAAGAAGCTTTGGATCTAGGCATTGCAGATCAACTACTCTAAGGTGATATATGGAAGTCGTAAGTATCAACAGCAGACGCAAAGAACAGATTCAAGAAGAAGAACAGAAGAAGGCCATGTTGGCAGTGGTCGACTTTATCAGACAGGCCATTGACCAAGGCCTTATAAAAGAATTTGTTGCCTGTTCAATCGATGATGGTGGAGAGTGCCAGATTCATGTGGCGGCAATGGACCTGCCTGGCAGCGTTGGACTTTTTGAAATTGGCAAGCACATTTTGATCAGTGGCGAAACAACATTTGATTAAATGTTGCAAAAAAGCCACATTATATGGCCATATTTTTGTTGACAGCTAAATAAAAAGACAATACAATACACACAGTTGATTAGGAAAGAGTCAAAATTTATTTTGCCAAAAATGCAAATAGGGGTTGACAAGAGAACTAAATAACTGTATAATAAACACATAGGCAGCAAAGGTGCTGTCTATAAAGAAAAGGTAAATTGGAAAACAAAATGCAATCGTTCAATAGACATCAGAAATTTAATACGATGCCCAAACTGGCAGGTGTAATAGCCTGTTCTTGGTTATCGATTAATGGCGGAAGTCTATCATATGATCGTACACCAGAGATTTTAAGGGTCCGGAGGACTGTCGTGTAACACACAAGTTAACACAACAAACTTCAAGGACCCTAGGATTAAAAACCCTGGGGTTTTTTGTTTTCCGCAAGGAAAGATGATAGAGAAAAAGATTAAAGAAGCAGAGTGGACAGTGAAGCACACTCTTACTAAGGAACAGTTTAAACAGCTGATCCAGAATAAGATGAATCGTGCGGCATTATATCATCGAGCTAGTGATAAGCGAGAAAGTAGGCCAAATGCCCGCTAGTAACGCAACGTGGTAGGGGAAACGAGGTCCTCGCAACACACGATAAACAGTTGTAAACGGGCGGCGACTAGGATGGAATCCCTCTTGTGGGACTAAAAATTAGCTCGTATTAAAGCATATTATAGGGACGGCCAAACCCATAGTATGGTACTGCATAGCAGGCGTTATTAGTATGCTTTAATACACACTCTCCAGTCTCTGACTCTGAATCAGTTGACAGGCATAGCCGGAGAGTGTATAATTATTTCAATGGAAGTGTGCGCTGAATTGGTTGAAGGCAACGGACTGTAAATCCGCCACATAAGAAACATTGTAGGTTCGAATCCTACCACTTCCACCATGTTAGTAGGTCTCAAAGTGTTCATGGACGCACACAAGCCTGTCACGCTTGAAGAAGGGGATCGTTACCCCTTGGGACCGCCAAGTTATGTATCGGTAGTGTTAACGGCAGCACGACAGTCTCCAAAACTGCTAGTGGGGGTTCAAATCCCTCCCGGTACGCCAATTTAGACGGAGCCTTCGTCTATCGGTTAGGACATTAGGTTTTCATCCTAAGAAGAGGGGTTCGACTCCCCTAGGCTCTTCCAAGTTATGCCGTTGTAGTCCTCTGGGTAGGGCACCTGATTGTCTATCAGATTTAGGCGGGTTCGATTCCCGTCGACGGCGCCAGTTATGTAGGAGTGGCAGAGCGGCCCATTGCAACGGATTGCAAATCCGTAAAACCGTGAGTTCAAATCTCACCTCCTACTCCAATGTATGCGGGATTAGTTTAATGGTCAAACGAAACCTTGCCAAGGTTTAGTCAGGAGTTCGATTCTCCTATCCCGCTCCAAATGCCCAAGTAGCCCAATTGGTATGAGGCGTCTCTCTCAAAAGGAGAATCGTGTCGGTTCGAGTCCGACCTTGGGTACCAACAATTATGGAAGATGATGCAGTGGGGTTGGTCCCGCGACTGGCCTTGAAAACCAGGTTCTCAGAAATGGGATGGGGTTCGACTCCTCCGTCTTCCGCCAATTTCCTCTTGTAGTTAAATGGTATAACAGTCGGCTGATAACCGGCCATTACAAGTTCGATTCTTGTCGAGAGGACCAAGTTTTGTAAGTGTCAGCAAGTGAAGTCACGCTGTCTAGGTTTCTTCGAAGGACCGAAACAGTAGAAGGCAAATGGGTTCAACTCCCAACCACTCGGAAGGGTGGTGTCCGTAACGGGGACTACGCTGGACGGATCCCAAGTGATATCCATCGTGCTCGAGGTCAGGCTAGGCGGCCGGTAAGTCCTGAATAAATCTACGATAAAAGCGGCGTAGGCTTACAAATTCATTTTTATACTCCGGTAGTTTACTGGCTAGAACGCTGCCCTTTCAAGGCGGAGAAGAGGGATCGATACCCTTTCGGAGTACCAATTAGGAGACTGCAATGGCAAATGTAAAACAAGGCAATCTTACAAAGAGTCCTCAATGGTGGAAACACCTGAAGGACTGGAAGCGAATCTTCTGGAAGTCAGAAAGACAAGCACAAAATCGTAACATCAAAAAAGGAGAATGACATGAAGCGAGCTAAACGCTAGTGTCAACCTTGACCCCGTATTGGTCCTGGTTGGCACATTAAATCAATTTAATTACGACCAACCACGCTAAACTTTAGTGGCGAAGTACCCGGCTCTTAACCGGACTAACTGAGTTCGATTCTCAGAGCGTGGACCAATATGGGGGTGAAACTTTAAGGTGAAGTAACTGGCTTTTAACCAGTAAAACTCGGATCGTTCCCGAGCACCCCTACCATAAGCAAACACATTACTTGCCCGACCGCAAAAGTCGTGGTAAACTACAAGAGAAGCGGGTTCGAATCCCGGGGACTGGTAGTGTGTTTACTTATGGTAATATAGCATAGTGGCTAATGCAGTTGCTTCATACGCAGCCTATCGTTGGTTCGAGTCCAACTATTACCACCACAATTGGGGGGAGCCGAGGGCGGCGGTGGGTCCTTGCAAGACTCATGACTACAAGGGTTCGATACCCTGGTCCTCCACCAATTTTATCTCTCATTGGGCTAGCGGCTATGCCTCCTTGTTTGGAACGAGGAAATCGAAGGTTCGAGTCCTTCATGGGAGACCATTTTTATTCCCGGATAGTGTAGTGGTAACACAACAGACTTTGACTCTGCTATTGTAGGTTCGATTCCTACTCCGGGTGCCAATAACGGTCCTTAACTCAGTTGGATAGAGTACCTGTCTTCGAAACAGGGAGTCGTGGGTTCGAATCCTGCAGGGCCGGCCATAACAAGGAGACTACTATGAAAACAATTACATTTAAGAATAGATTCAACGGTGAACGGGTGGTTTGTAACGACACCAAGGCTGTACAAGTAATTGACGGCATAGAGTATCTGTTGGTCAGTAAGACTATTCAAGATAGAAAATTTCTAATGCGTAAAGATGCATTGGAGAAGATTAAAACACCTGCGTAGTTCAACGGATAGAATACCTTGCTACGAACGAGGGGACGGAGGTTCGATTCCTTCCGCAGGTACCAAACAATGGTGACCATAGTGTAAAGGTTTAGCACCTCACTCTGTGAAAGTGATAGAATGGGATCGTTCCCCATTGGTTACCCCAAGGAATTATTATGGAAAAGTTAAAGACATTAAACACATTAAAGGGATCTGTTTGCAAGTTCGAGGAACTGCTAGGACGGACATTGTATCGTGCAGAAGCAGATGACTCAATATTGACACTGTATCTGTCCAACACAAACTATGTACAATTCAGTCATCACCAAGACTGTTGCGAACATGTTTATATTGAAGACATCTGTGGAGACCTAGACGACCTAGTTGGATCTCCACTGTTAGAAGCTGAAGAAGTTTCTGACTATGAAGGTGAAGATACAGGAGACGAGTCTTACACATGGACATTTTACAAGTTTGCTACACGCAAGGGATTTGTAACTGTTCGATGGTATGGTTCCAGCAATGGATACTATTCTGAAAGTGTTAGTGTTGATGTAGTTGACACTACAGTAAGAGATTAGGATGATTATTTCAGTGGTAGAATACTTTCTCGACACGGAAGCGGTCGCAGGTTCGAACCCTGCATCATCCACCAAACAATGCCAAGATAGCTCATCAGGTAGAGCACTAGTTTGAAGCACTAGGTGTGGCTGGTTCAAGTCCAGCTCTTGGTACCAAATATGCGAGAGTGGTGTAATGGTAGCCACAGGAGACTTAAAATCTCCCGTCTTCGGGCGTACCGGTTCGAGTCCGGTCTCTCGCACCAAGTTTCGAGATAGACGCAGGGTTTGAGTCCCGCAAGCCTAGTACAGTTTAGGTCGGCTGTATGACACCGCAGACGGCTATGACGGTAGTGTAAACTTGCCCTGTCGAGACAATCTAGTGAGTCCTCCCAGGAGGATAGTTGGGCTCTCGAAAACCTACAATGTCCTTATGGTGCAATTGGTAGACACGCTAGCTTGAGGTGCTAGATGTTGCAGGTTCAAATCCTGCTAAGGACACCATCTATATCAGTAAATACAATCTATGGATGTTATTTTTTGGACCTGTGTTCATAGCCCTATATTTATTTTTAGAGCTATTGGACCTTATCAATTAGCGTGGTGGTTAAGAACCAAGGGCTATAACTGTCAAGTTATAGATATGGTTCATACAATGACAGTTGATGAACTTGTTTCATATACTGAAAAGTTTATCACAGGTAACACATTATGTATTGGTGTTAGTTCTACATTTTTTTCAGACTTTAATTCGAAAACAAAACTGAATCATTGGGTTCGTCGTGTTCCAAGAATGTATGTAGAAGCTATTAAAATAATTAAAGAACGCTATCCTAATATAAAAATTGTCTTAGGCGGAGGTCTTTGTGATCTATTGTATCCTGAAGAATTATCAATATTTGATGTTACAATAATGGGCGAGGCCGAAGATAGTTTCTTAGAAGTATTAGAAGAATGGCGCAAGGGTCGTAAGTTTATTTTTTCAGCAGAGACTAAAGGCGGAAAGCCTTACATAACAACTGCCAAAGAAAAACATTTTAACATCGAAGAATGTTCTCACAAGTTTGCAGAACAAGACTGTATCATCGACGGCGAGACACTTCCGATAGAAATTTCTAGAGGTTGCATTTTTAAATGTAAGTTTTGTCAGTATGCACATATTGGCAAAACTAAATTTGATTACCTTCGTAGAGAAGAACTAATCAAAGAAGAAATAGATCATAACTATAAACATTTCAAAACCACTAATTACTACATTTTAGATGATACTTTTAACGACAGTGATCACAAGATGCAAATGTGGAAAAGGATTGTTGACAGTTTAGATTATAAAATAAACTACACCGGTTATCTTAGAGCAGACTTACTGCAAAGACGGCCAGAGCATATCGAACTGTTAAAAGACACAGGATTGATGAGTGCGTTCTTTGGGATTGAAAGCTTCCATCCAGATGCCAGCAGACTAGTTGGTAAAGCATGGAGCGGCAAAGGCGGCAAAGCCTTTATGATAGATCTAAAAGACAAGTGGAAAGAAGATATAACATTTCATCTAAGTATGATAGTTGGTCTTCCTCCCGAGACAGAAGAAGATTATATAGCATCACATCAATGGTGCATTGATAATAAAATGGATACTTGGCGTTGGAATATATTGATGATGACTCCTGGTCAACGATTGTATGCCAGCGAATTTGATAAAGATCCTAAGGCTTTTGGTTTTGATTATGATTACCTCAGGAATCAGTGGAGTTCTGCATATATGACACAGAATACAGCCATCAACATTTGCGAAAAGCTAAACTCACAGTTAGGAATGGGATTAAAATTTACTTCTTGGAACGCTATGAGTATGATGAACTTTGGTTTTGATCGACAACAGCTAAACACACTGCCAATGAACGGTTTAATGCACTTAGTAAAACAAGGACGAGATCCTTTTATATTAAAGTACAAAGAAAAATTAAAAAATGTTTCTGTGTAAAGCATCAAAATGTGTTGACAGAAACAGACAATGACTATATAATAGTCACATACGCTAACAAGTTTAGCATTGTTCTTTAAAAATTTAAGTTGACAATTTTGCGCAAGTGGTGGAATGGTATACACGATGGTCTTAGAAGCCATTGCCGAAAGGATTGAGAGTTCGAGTCTCTCCTTGCGCACCATTAATTGAAGGCATTGACAGGTATCGTCTAGGGACGCTTAGACTCATGAGGAATAGGGCCATCTTGCTCCTCTGACAAAACTGTGGCAATGGCTTAGGAGGGAAAGCATCCGACTCCGAAATCTGCTAAGTCCCGTAGGGCTATAGTGCTTTCAATTAATGGTTAAGAATTTTTGCCTGGATAGCTCAGGGGTAGAGCGTCTCCTTTACACGGAGAGGGTCCGCGGTTCGAAACCGTGTCCAGGTACCACACACAGAACCCCTGTAGTTTAACGGTAAAACAGCGGATTTATATCCCGTAGCAACAGATAATTGGTCAATGTGGGTTCGACTCCCGCCGGGGGTACCAAGATAGGAAGGTTGGATGAGTGGCTTAAATCAGCAGTTTGCTAAACTGCGGGGTGCCGTAAGGTGCCCCGAGGGTTCGAATCCCTCACCTTCCACCAATTATAGATTGAAGTATCCTTTTATTCCTACTGATTCTGCCCAGCTTTTAGCAAATATACCATCTATTCGCAAGCTCCACGATGTGCTATTGCTGTCCCCACAGCTACCATGCCAATTTATGTTATTAAATGTCATTGCCCTATAAGGGGAAGAATGTATGTTGCCAGTTTCAGTATCTTTAATTAATATTTTTTTTCTAAAGTTACCAGTTAACCAAATAAACATATCTTTTTTATCTGAATTAAGATTGCCATAATCAGTATGAAACGCACTCAATTGCGAGGGCTCATTAATCCAGAACATTACACGACCATATTCAGAAAAACAATTTTGTTCATTTATCCAATTAAATAAAAAATTAAAATCAGGTGCAAATAATGTTTCTGAAGTAAATGATTTTAGATGTTTGAATTGATATGTGCTAGGATATCCTGTATTCTTTCTCAGCATTAGATGCGATCCTAGAGTTACTGCTCCGGATAGCTTAGTATACCAGTTTAATTGAGAAATATCTAGTTCGGGATAAACTTGATTATACTTAATTCTTTCTTCTAAAAATCCAGGATGTTCTGTATTTAATAAACTATGTCTAGGAGTAAATGACGGTTCTATATACTTTGAATTTTTTGCAATAGCAAAAATTATTTGATCGTTTATTTTATCAAATGAATTCATGTCTAGATGATTTTCTAAATTGATCCAAAGATGTCCGTTTATGTATTTCATAATGTTCTCTCTAATTCATTGATATTTATTAAATATCAATGCTATTTAAATTAAAAAGGAAAACTAAATGTTAAAGCCAGGTAAAACTTTCAAATTGAGTAAGACTACAAAGCGTATGATTGCATTGATGAAAGGCGCTACAGCAGATCAGCGTAATCAATTCAAGAACATGATGATACAGGCAGAGTTGGCGGCAGCTATTCAGCCTAAGAGAGAGAAACGCACAACAGGTCCTGTTGGCGATAAGTAAAGACACACGGGGGTGTAGCTCATTTGGGAGAGCGCCTGCTTTGCAAGCAGGATGTAGCAAGTTCGATCCTTGTCACCTCCACCAATTTGCCCTATTAGTATAATGGTATTACACCTGTTTTGTAATCAGGTTACGGCAGTTCGATTCTGTCATGGGGCACCATTTTTATTCCTCAGTAGCACAGCGGTAGTTGCACTTGACTGTTAATCAAGGTGTCGGTGGTTCGATCCCACCCTGGGGAGCCAATATTGCCAAAATGTGTTGACAACAACACAAAAGAGTGTTATAATAGTTTTGTTCGGTAGCAATACTGAACCGGTGAAGTGAAAGGTAGATGAGGAAAGACAAATTTCATGGCTTCATGCTATGATCCAATACTGGCAATCGTCTTGAAAACGATCGTGCTTGTGTGAACCGATTCTTATAAACTGTCATTTGCTGATCGGAAATATACAAGTCTCTGTGCTTTGCATTTTGAGATTTGTCTAGGGTACTAACACTACCCATTGCATATTGTCCGGTCTTTTACTTGACCTTTCATGGACCCGTCATTTTTTAATTTAGGAAAAATATGAACAAACAACTTTCATCAGAAGACGCAGTGGCAGCATATGGCGGCCATAGATTTGAAATGGTATTGGCTGCAAGTCAACGGGCTCGAGAGTTGAAGAATGGCCATGCGGCCAGAGTTGTAGGTAAGAATGGACCTATTGTTACCGCACTAAATGAAATTGAACAGGGTAAGTATACCCGAGCAGATTTTTTGAAAACAATTAAATTGAAGAAAAAAGGACACAGAGATGAATTTGACATTGCGTAAAGCCAATGCCGTGCAAGCCGGCATCAACGATGCTATCAAGGGCATCAAAATCGAAGCAACTCTAGAACTCAACGAGTTCCAGGATGTGCAGGCCGCGTTGGTCAAGGCCAACGAAACACTGTTCGCCAACGACAGCCGTCGTCAGCGCCTATTGTTGGCTCTGTACAATATCCGTGGTTTGGTTGGTACAGCCAATGCCCAAAGCGGCATTGACCTCAAGTTGGCTACAGCAGCCTTCATTGAGAAGCGTATGGGCCAGCTGGATGAATTGGCCAAGTTGACTGCGGTAACTGATCTTGCCGTGATCAACGGTAAGTTGGACAAGATCAAGAACGACAAGGGCGAAAGCAGCCGTCGCAGCCTTTACGGCTACAATGACACAGTATCTACTACTGTGGTCAGCCAAGAGCAGATCGATCAGGTCAAAGCTGAGATTCAAAATCTCAAGAAGCAGAAACAAAAGCTCAACGATGAAATTCTTGAGCTCAACATCAAAACTGAGATTCCACTCAGCGACGATGTTGTCGCAACATTGACCCAAGAAGGGTTGATCTAATAACCCGGTTACACTTTACCGTTTAAAGTGGGTGGGGCAGTCACCATAGAGAGTGCTAGGTGTGCAGTGCATTGACCATCCGTACTCTGTGGTGGAGTGGCGGGAACGCATTGGGTTAGGTATAACGCCTTTTCCAGAAGAAAAAATGTTATGGACAGAGTAACTGCTCAGTCTAGGGCTCCTGTGGTGGGAGTAGCTAGGCACTAATTATCGCGGGGTAGGGGAGTCTAGTCGTCCCCGCCAGTCTCATAAGCTGGAGATCGGAGGTGCGAATCCTTCCCCCGCAACCAACACCGGTGTGTAGCTCAGCTTGGTAGAGCTCTGCGTTTGGGACGCAGTGGTCGCATGTTCGAATCGTGTCACACCGACCAGTTACTTAAAAGGCAATATGACAAAAGCAGAAGAACAAGCGGCAACAGAAGCAGCACTAGCAGAATTTCTTGCCAAGGGTGGCGAAGTACAAAAACTAAAACCCAACCAAAGCGGTAGAGTAGAAGGTGCAAGCTATAGTCAATGGTCTAAGAAAAAACCATCAACTAGTCCGCTGGCTAATCCTCCTGAAGAAGAATAACTCGTTGTAGTTCAATGGATAGAACGGCTCTCTCCTAAAGAGTAGATCCAGGTTCGATTCCTGGTAGCGAGACCAGTGGTAAATAAAAATACAATGCGGGGTTCGTATAGTGGTAATACCTTAGCCTTCCAAGCTAATGCTGACAGTTCGATTCTGTTACCCCGCTCCAAATTATGCACACAGTAATTGACCGAAACGACACCTTTCGTAAATTTGACTTTAGTTCAGTAATCTCGCTAGAAGACAACGAATCAGCCATAGGCATTATAAAGAATATTATTGCTTCTGGGAATTACTTTACTAACAGTCCTAAGTATCAAACTAAAGAAAACATCTTTGCTAGACAAGAAGCTGTCTGGTTAAAGTATCGTATGAGTTTTATGTTTAGTGTCTTTATGTACCTAGGCCGAGAAGTCAAAGTGTCTAATATGATGGCCTGGTCATTTATGACTAACCTAGAGGGCGTTGAGGATAGAGAAACACTGTGGCACAATCACTGGCATCCTCAAAATCCCAATGCTAAAATGCTAAGTGGCATATTCTATCTACATATCCCAGAAGATGTAAAAGATAGAGATTATTGTGGCACAGAAATGGCGCCCAACGGACCCGAGAACAATGGCAAATTTTTTGTCAAGCCTACAGACTATAACTGGTTGTTATATCCCAGCAACCAGTGGCACAGGCCGGGAATTGTTCAAAGCAAAGATTACAGATTTATTCTTGCTGTGGACATAGAATATTTGTTGTAATCTTCCTGTAACACACTTTTTGCCTAAAAGGCATAAGTACGCATATAACAGAAAACATTTTTTGTTATAAACAGAGAGAATAAAAATGTTGTCCTTCATAACAAATCTAACAGATCCACTACTAGATTATGTAAAGGATGATCCTGTTCGCCCCGAGTTGCCTAAAGAGTTTAGGGTAGGAAAGAACAAGTTTGTAAGTGTTTTAGTTGATGACATTCCCCGAGCGATGGTCTGTGTTAGTTTACATGATTTCATTCCGGAAGATGTAAACGACCTGATCAAAGATACGGAAGTGCCAACCGCAGCAATTTTCTACACCATTTGGAGTTACGCCCCGGGGGCTGGTGTAGAGTTGTTGAGGGCAACTGTAGCAGAAATACAAAAGCAATTTCCTAGCATAGAACGCTTTGTTACGCTTAGTCCAAAAACTGAGATGGCCAAGCGGTTCCATACTAAAAACGGTGCCGGGGTTTACAGAGAGAATCTGAATACTGTAAACTACGAATATGATGTAAAGTAACGACTCTCCCTGACAGGCGGAGTATAATGTGATAAGTAGTCTGTCAACAAATAACACGGCCCTACCCTCTGAAGCATAGCTCTTACGGTAGGGTTTTTCTTTTTCCGGCGTTCGTATAGTGGAAAATACAGTACTCTTCTAAAGTACGAACAGAGGTTCGATTCCTTTACGCCGGACCACGCTCTTGTAGTAAAATGGTATTACACATTCTTGGTAAGAATGAATTCCAAGTTCAATTCTTGGCTAGAGCACCACTTGACAAATTGAAGGAAAGACAGTATAATAGTCGTATGTACAAAGTAATAGAAAAACAAAGCTCAACAGAGTTTGCCAATTTGGATTTGGCAATGGCATTTGCCAAAGATTTAAATGTGTTCGTTACCATTCAAGGTGGCGAATTTGAAATCGTAGGCCTATTTGGTGTAGACAGCGTTAAAGACGGTGTATGCCCAGATGGCGTTAAATACGATTGGAACAAGGCGAGCCGAATTGGCCGCGTAAAAAAGGAAAGATAAAAACTAGATGGCCAAAGAAGATATCATTGAATTGACAGGCGTTGTAGAAGAAGTTCTGCCGGGCAGTATGTACAAGGTAAAAATTGAAAACATGCCCAACTTGATGCTGTGTTATACCAGCGGCAAACTCAAGCAACACAAAATTCGTATCATTCTAGGCGATCGAGTTAAAGTAGAGGTTAGCCCCTACGATTTATCAAAAGGTCGAGTTAGTTACAGGTTATAACACACACAAGGAGCTAGAATGGCAGGCAAGGCAAAATCAGTTTATTTGACTATAAACCCCAAAGGCACATTTAAAACAGTGTTCAGTAAAGTGTTCTTTGATGCTAAAGCATACAATGAGTATGTTAAAACAGATGAGTTCAAAACCAAATGGCCTGCTACGGAGTTTGATGTTGTAAAAGAAACCTATTAAAGGAGGCTGTATGCCGTGGATTGAAAATGTAGCGGCCGCTGACATCCCAACAGGATTCCACCATGCGGCTGGTCCTAATAGTATGCTGATCAGTATTGTTGATCCTGCAAGCTGGCGGCCCGAGGCAAAGCACGAATTCAAAGAGCGTCACAATTTTGAGTTCTTAGACATCGAAGAAAAAGACTTTGCTCTAGACGAAGCCATGCGTTGTAGTCATGAGCAGGCCGCAGAGCTTGTTCGACTGTTACAACACGCATTAGAAAATCGCATGAATGTGGTTGTTCATTGCTATGCAGGTGTTTGCCGAAGTGGCGCAGTCTGCGAACTAGGTGTCATGATGGGCTTTGATGATGTAGGCCGTTGGCGCAGTCCAAACCTGCTGGTCAAGCATCGCATGATGAAGCATTTGGGTTGGACTTATGATGCTGATGAAAAACCCAACATCGACGATTGGCGAACTTTTAGGAATAACTTATGAATATTTCAAGAGCAGAACAGAGCGTCATCAAGTACAATCTAGAACAGTATCGTTTAGATCAGATTCGTTTAGAAAAACAACGAACTGAGGACTATGCCAAAAAGGTTGAAGAACGCAGATTGGATCAAGTTATAGCAGATCGAGTATCTCGAAATCTTCGATTGGATTTGGACAAGGGTCGACATATTGATCTAGAATGCTGAGGTTGACTTTTTGAGCATTTGATGTTATAATATATTAAATGCTTAAAGGAAACTTATGGAATATCTTGTCGAAGCCCGTAGCGAAAAAACCCGTAAATTTATTGAGTGTCTTATGCCCTCAATTATCAAACAACTAGGATTGACACAGAGTCGTAAGGCCGTGGTCATCCGTGTTGCTCGAGGTGAATGTGACGGTATGGGCATGACAGTTCCTGTAGATATTCTGGACAGCTATGTGGTAGTGATTAGCCCTATGAAGTTAAAAGAGCTGGGTCTAACACTAGCACACGAAATGGTTCATGTGGCACAGATGGCTAAAGGCAAGCTAAAAACTGCAAAAAACGGAAGTGCCGTTTGGTGCGGAAAGCAGTACAGTAAACGAACAAAGTATTTGAACATGCCTTGGGAAGTCGATGCATTTTCAAAGCAAGAAATAATTTTTCGGAGAGCAATAGAATGAAAGGAGGGCAAGATGCCTAGTGTATTTTTAGTAAGCGATACGCACTTTGGTCACACCGGTGTATGCCGCTTCACTCGTAACGATGGTGTTACAAAGTTACGCCCATGGGACAGTCCCGAAGAAATGGACGAAGCTATGATCAAGGCTTGGAACGAAAGAGTCAAGCCCACAGACAAGGTCTATCACTTGGGCGATGTTGTTATCAACCGCAGAGCATTGCCTACATTGGCTAGGTTGAACGGGGACAAAGTTTTGATCCGTGGCAACCACGATATTTTTCCAGACAACGAGTATAGGACTTACTTCCGTGAATTACGGGCCTACCATGTAATGGATGGAATGATCTTAAGTCACATTCCCTTACACAGTGACAGCTTGGGCCGATTTGGTGTTAACATTCACGGACATACTCATGCCAATCGTGTGCGTAAAGCTCGAGGTGTAGATGCTAGGACAGGAGAGATTTTGTACAGCGATGAATTTGATGTTCGTTACCATTGCGTATGTGTAGAACAAACCCCGGACTTTGCTCCTATCTTGTTTGAAGATGTTATCAAAAGGATTGAGGCAGAAGGCGGTTCTAGTGGCTTTAGGAACGGCAACGGACCTACAATGTAAAATAGGACCTTCGGGTCCTATTTTTTTGGACTGCGTTTCTTACCCTATAAATATGTGTCATGTTTAAAAAATTCATTTTAACTCTAGTATTTTTTTCTACTACCTGCTTTGGCCAAACTCTAATAATTGTACCTACTGCTCCCGGTGGTGCAGTTGATACTCTGTCAAGAAAATTTTCTCAATATGCAGAATTAAAAACAAATAGGTCTTTTATAATAGAAAATGTCAGCGGTGCTGGTGGCAACATAGGTATAACAAAATTTTTAAAATCTTCAGTAAACACATTAATGATTACCAGCGGCAGTTGGTATATTTCTTTAAATCAAGGTTTTACTAATATAGAAGATTTTAAGCCAATAGCAATCCTAGCAGAGGCACCATTTTTTTTATTAACCAACTCAACTCAAAATCTTACCTGTAAAAAATTAAGAACTAGCAATGAAAGATATTTTTTAGGTACAGCTTCAATGAGTCATACAGAACTAGTTGGCAAGGTAATATCTAAAAAATATAAAAATGTTGAGAATGTTCCTTATAAAGCAATAAAACCAGCTACCATGGACCTACTTGGAAATCATATCAACTTAGCAATAATTGGTGGGGCAGAAAATGCAACATCGCCGTTAACAATCATTGCAAACAGCACTGATCGAAAAGTCAACGGGATACCTTCTTTCTTAGAGTGCCTAGGTATAGCCGGCCAGAGTTTGACCGCGGATTTTATATTGTTAGCTCATAAAAACAGTGATGAGAATTTTATAAAAAATATAGAATTGCTAGTGACCGGGTTTCTCAATGATAAAGATACACAAGAGTATTATCAACAAAATATAATACATAATCCTAATATTGGGTTGAAAAGGATAGATTCAAAGATTTCAGAAAGACTTCTGCAGTGGCAAAAAATTGGAAAATAACTTATGTTTTTTATAAACGATCCCGAATACACCAAACACGGATATTATCTAGCTAATGGGATAAAAACTTTTAGTAAATTTGAGGCATGGCAATTATCAGGCCACAATATTAATAAAATTAAATTTATTTTTAATGATGATGTGTTTTCTACAATCGACACTACCAAAGAACCCAAAGAAGATATATACGAGTTGTATAAACAGAGAGCAACACAGTTAAGAAATGAATACGATTATCTAGTCCTAATTTATAGCGGTGGCATAGATAGTCACACTATTTTAGAAACATTCTTAGAAAATGATATTCATTTAAATGAGATTTGTACATTCTCAAACAATGACGTTGAATCTAAAACAAGTAAATTTAATCAAGAAGTATACAATGCAGTTGTTCCATTTGTTGAGACATTAGACCTTAAAAAGTTAGGCACCAGGTTTCGATTTATAAATGTCGGTAAAATGATTATCGACCAGATGTCGGATTCATTTCACTTTGAGAATTTTGAATATTACAATAACATTCTTACAGCGTGGCGAACTGCTGTAAATAGTCAGGTGTTAAAATCTAAAATACCTGAACATAGGAAGCTATCAGAGGAAGGAAAAAGCGTCTGTTATATATGGGGGTACGATAAACCTACAGTTAAAATGGTAGATCAAGAATATTTCTTAACCATTCCGGATGCATTTTCAGGTGGCATGGGTGCAAAACACTATATTAATAATCATTTAGCAACAGATAAGTTTAATAATTTTTATGACGAAGCATTTTACATTTGTAGAGAATTTCCAGAAATTTCAATTAAGCAAGGACACATGTTGGCAAATTTAATGTCGACAATAGACAGCAATGACTCTCGAGTAAAAAATGTATGGGAAATACCTATCTTTGGACCATATGTGCAGTATAAAGACGGAACTGGACTTACTAGTCTATGGCTGTCTAAACCAGCTGTGGATAAATGCATATATCCGCGAGCATTGATGAGCAGATTCGGTGATGACAAGGTATACACGGGTAGCACACTTTTTTCTAAAAAAGATAATTGGTTTTATAAATCCAATCATGAAAATAATACTAGATTTAATCAAAAAATGAACCAACTCATTAAAGAAAATCAAGGGTTATATTCATTTCGTCCAAAGAGTATCGCTAATCTCGGAGGCGACACTTTTGTCTTTGGGTTAGAACCTATCTTTAGTCATTATTACCCTATACGAAAAATACCGGAGTACATTTAATGTTTTTTAACAGTGATGAAAGTTTTACCAAATACGGATATTATCTTGTCCACGGAATAAAAACACTAAGCAAGTTTGAAGCATGGAAAATGTCAGGCGGAGATATGAATAATGTTAAATTTATTTTTAACGACGACGTGTTCGAAAAAGAAGACTGGACCGTTGAACCTGATGAAGATATATATTCATTATATGCACAGAGGGCTATTCAACTCAGAAACAACTACGACTATCTTGTACTAATGTACAGCGGCGGAATTGACAGTCATGTTATGTTAAAAACATTTTTAGACAATAATATTCAAGTAGATGAAATATGTACGTTTTCAAATAGTGATGTTGAAGAAAAAACAGGAAAATTAAATCAAGAAGTGTTTAACAAGGCCATTCCGTTTATTCAAGCATTAGATTTAAACAAACTAAGAACAAAATTTAGACATATAGATATTGGAAAATTAGTGATCGATCAGTGGAGTGATGAATTTTATTTTGAAAATTTTCATCATTTTTCACACGGTCCTCAATGGCATGTTATTCGAAGCCACAAATTTAAAGAAAGTATTAAAGATCATATGGACCTAAATTTGAAAGGAAAACGGGTATGCTATATATGGGGACACGATAAGCCTAATCTGTTTTTAAGAAACAATCAGTATTGTTATAAAGTAATTGATATTTGTGTTGATTTTGGGGCAAGACAATATGTTAATCAGATAATGCTAAAGGAAAAATTTTTAAATTTTTACGATGAGGCATTTTATATATCTAGAGAATTTCCTAAAATCATTATAAAACAGTGTCATTTATTAGTTAGTAATTTGAAAAAAATTCCTAAAAATGATACAATAAGATTGCATTCTATTGGAGACTTAGCAAATACCGGTCCCTATGTAGTACATCATAAATTTAATGATGCTGAAACTCTTTTTTATTTAGACAACTATAAATTCTTATCAAGGAATGAAATAATTAAAATAATATATCCTAACGAAATAGTTGAACTATTCGGAGACGATAAGGTAAAAGGTAGTATGATTTTTTCAAAAAAAGATCGTTGGTTTTCTGAATCTAATCACCCAAACCAACAAAAATGGAACGATAAAATGCGTGATTTATTATCCAACAATGAAAAATATTATATGAATTTATTTGATAATGAGGGGCAAAAATATAAGGAATGGGGACCTTGTACCGTAGGTAGTCAACCTTATATTATTGCAAAAGCGCAACAAGAAGAATAAATGAAAAAAATTGTTATAACATTAATTTTATGCTTGTCACAGATTGCCAATGCACAACAAACAATCAAAATTACAGTACCTTTTGCAGTAGGTGGTGCATTTGATGTAGTAGCGAGGATGTACGCAAAATTTGTAGAAAAAGAAATTGGTAAAGATGTATTGGTAGAAAATGTAACTGGCGCAGGTGGAATTATTGGGATGAGACACCATTTAAAATCTTCTCCGAATAATCTTATAATTACTAGCAGTTCTTTTTACTCTCATATCTTAAAAGAAGAATTTAGATTAAATGAGTTTGTACCTGTTTCAGTTATTGCAGAAGCACCGTTATTTCTAGTTGTAAATAAATCTAAAAACTTTACCTGCAAAAAACTTAGGGTTTCTGATATTAAATATTCTATAGGAACAAATGGAAAAGACAGTATTACTTCTATTCCTGCAAATTTTGTAATTGAAAAATATCCTAACGTTTTAGAAATTCCATACAAAGGTATGTCTCAGGCATCGATGGATTTATTAGGAAATCATATTGATGCTATGTTTATTAGTGGCTTAGGATTGTATCGACATGAGTTTGATATACTTGCTACTACATCTAAAAAATCTTATGATAAAATTGTAACTTTAAAAGATTGTCTTGGGATTGAAAAAACAATACAAACACAATGGTTAATGTTTGCTAGTCCTGGGTCTACTGAAGATTTTATAAGGCAAGTTAATTTACTTGCAATAAAGTTTGTAAATGATAAAGAAACACGAATATATTTTAAAGATAACGGGATGTTACCAACTGCCAGTCCACTGTTGGATGTTTCTCGAGAATTAACTAATGAATTGGAAGATTGGAAAAAACTATATACAAAATAAAAAGATGAGTTTGTTAAGGATCCGGGGAATAGTTAGTAAACTTTACTGCATTGGAGAATTTAATATTTTTGAAAATGGTTGACATTAACTCATTTTAATGTTATAATAGCTGACACACAGGGACATCAATATATGAAATTTTCTTTTACATTGCTAATAGCTTTGTTTATTGTTAGTTTGCAGGGCTGTGCCACTGCTGGGAATCAGGTTATTAGTAATAATTATTATGATAACAAAGATGTCTCGTTAAAAGTTGAAATACACAAAGTTAACGAAAATATAACTAATGCACCTACTGTAATTCTATTGCATAATTGCGCAGGGATAAGAGGGAACCATTTGGCTAGTTGGGTACAGGATTTAAATTCTTGGGGATACAATGCTGTGATCATCGATGCATTTGGATCACGAGGAATTAGATCTGTATGTCTAAACACTTTTACTTTTCCACGATTACAATTTTCTCGGGATGCATATTACGTAGCAAAATGGATTAAATCTCAGTCCTGGGGCAGCGGCAAAATCGCAGTTATGGGTTACAGTTTTGGAGCAGGTGCGGTTCTACAAATGGTGAGTCCTAATACAGTAAAACAGGAATTTGGAGATGTTGTAATTAGTGCAGGCGTTGCATTCTATCCGGACTGTCCGCAAATGGGATATCAACCAGGGGTCGTTCCTATACAGTTTCATTTAGGCGGTAAAGACGATATTTCGCCTCCTCAGCAGTGTATTGATCTAGCTAGGTCTCAGTGGAAAGATAAAGCAATTATAGAATACTATAAAGATGCATTGCACGGATTTGACATGCCGGGGATGAATCAAATAGTACAATTTCAAACAGGTTCAAAATTAGTAGCATGGTCTGAAAAAGACAATCAAACAGCAAGAGCGAGAACAAAGATATTTTTAGATGAAAAATTAAAATAATTTATCTGTAACGGCAACTAGATGTATTCTATCAATATCAGAACAATTTATAAATGTATGTTTTTCTTTGGTGTTGATAAAATAACTAGAACCGTTTGCAGGTAGATGCTCTATGATTTTCTGTTCCGGAAAATACATTAGACAGTTTGGATCAGTTACCACAGGAATATGAATCCTGGGTAATGGATCTTTATGAATACTATAACAAGTTTTAGATTTAACCAGCATTAGTCTTGCCCTAAATACTGGACTGGGCAACGAATTTAACCATTTCTCAATGTAAGAACCTTTTAGGTCTGGCTGGATGTACGTGTACTCTTTTTCGTTGAGAATGTACCCAATTCGAAATATTCGGCCGCAGGGTGTATACCAATCAGTAACATTGGGGTTGTTGGTCTGTAGTGCAAGTTGAAGAGTCTGATCCCTGAACGGAACTCGGGTTATCAACTCTTTGCACTCGTTTACAAGTTCTTCAAAATGTTTAAACTCCGATAGCTGTTGTATGGTCATAAAATATTTAGTTAACACCTACCCACCGATAAATATTTCAACTTTACACTAAAGGGTCCTTCTGTGGAATTAATTAAAGACAACTATCTTCGAGGCTTTGGCACAGGCAACACCTGGCATGTTGAGATTGACCCCCCTAAAAGAAAAGTAAAATCTTATTTCGAAGAAACATTGATCACTGCTGAATATATGTACGCTAATAAGACAGGAAAACTTCTGTTAATGCTCAGTGGCGGTCTGGACAGCGAATATGTTTTTAGAGTATTTCATCATTTAAAATTTGATTTCACCCCTGTAATTATTAGGTTTGTTGGCAAACACTATCACGAAGATTATAATGCCCACGATACAAAACAGGCTTTTAAACTATGTGCATACTTTAATGTTACTCCTACTGTAATTAAATTTGACCTTGATAAATTTGTTGATAGCGGAGAACTATTTGAACTCATGCACCGATTTCGGGCTGGAGGGTTTGGTGTTGCCAGTATAATAAAAGTTGTAGAATCACTAGACGGGTTTACAGTCTATGGAAATGATCCGCCTTATATGAGATACAATGAAACATTAAAGGTATGGCAACTTGAGGAAGAAGAAAAAATTCATGCAATATTAAGATGCTACCAAGGATTAAATTTAAACGGTTGTCCTTTCTTTCTATCTTACACTCCGGAAATGATGTTATCATTTTTACTGGATCCTACTATTGCTAAATTAGCAAACGGCGAGTTTCCAGGTAAAACAGGAACTAATTCCAGCAAGTCATATGTGTTCAATAACGGATCTGGGTTTAATATGGATCATTACAATTTCGATCTTGCTAAAACTCTGCATTCTCAAGGGGCAGTGAATAGATATGATAACTTTCCTAGAATCAAACTTCATGGATTTGAAATTGTTGCTGGACTGCCGTGGTTTCAAAGTCAAGAAGAAGTAAAGAAACATTTTAATATATTTGATAATCCAATCTATCTAGGATGCTATAAAGAAAATTATCACGATGTTGTTAAAAGATTATCAATATATCAATAAGGACTAGAATGTTCCCAACCGAAGAAATAGATAAATTAGGAAATAAATTAATAGTCAATCATAGTAAATTAGACTTTTCCCCCGCCTATTCTTTTTTCCTAAGACAACAGGCCGATTTAGTAGATAGTGGACAATGTGCTCCGTGTACATACTGGGAAGATGCAAACAGTGAAATACTCTGGATAGAACTCGACGGGAAAATAATAGGGTCTAGTTGTTTTACTACCAAGCTCATTAAGAATCCAATGTTTCCGTCAATCTATACTCATTCAACATTTGTAGATGTTCAATATAGAAGAAGAGGAATACAAAAAATATTATTCAAACATTTTCAAAATATTGCCAGACAATACAAGTGCCGTGCAATTAGTCAAACTATCAAAATCAACAATATTCCAAGATTAACAGGAGCAAAAGCAGACGGACTGAATATTTTAATTTCAATTTTTGAAAAAAATATACCTACTAAAAAGTATTTAGAAGATAATGTTAAAATAGATCAAGACCCGATAGGAAAACCTATTTTTGAATATTTTAAAAAAGAAAAAATAAGATTTAAAAATCATCTTATCGGGTTAGGACACAGCGAAGCGATAGCAGCAGCCCTAACATCATTTGATGAACACACCCTAGGATTAATGTGGGTTGAAGATCAAGGTAATATTAAAAACATTGTTTCATTCAATAACACTGAAATTAAAAAAGGTGTTTTGTCTATATATACCGCTGATTCATATGAATATGTTGATGCATTAGCAACATATTTTAATTGTTCAATAGCCGTGATAAAATTAAGTATCAAAGATTTTGAAAGAATAAAAACTATGAAAGACCATGGATTTGATCATGCGTACTTTGTGCTATATAAACAGATTACATGAAAAATAAAATGATATGTTAAAAGGTAAAAATTTGAATGTTTAAAAATCCGCCGATAGTATATGCTCACAAATCTGCTTTAAACAACGGACATTTCGTAACTAAGGATGTTCTAATTCTTAAAGACAACGATCAATATTCTATAAAAAGTAGAGAATGTCCTCACCGCGGCTATGTTATGCAAGAACCTGGTGATATTGTTAAAACCGTTGTATGCAAACTACACGGCTTTGCTTGGGATAATCAAGGAAGGCCTTTAGAGAATAAATTAGATTCATGTAGAAATCATTTTTATAAATTAAGCCACTATGGAGAGTTGACTCTCGGACAGTCCGGACTAGTGTTTCAAAACTTTAAAGAAAAAACTAATTCTGAATGGGTTGAGGCACTAGGTAAGATTACCGATCTTGAATTTACTAGAACTATAATAGGAGAAAGTACTGGAAGCTGGTTATGGATGATGGAACAATTAACTGATGTCTTGCATTTCAGACAAAATGGAATTCATGCTAGACAAAGTTTAGAAACTCCTCTAGACGGATATCACTTAGATCAATCATTAGAAGACGGATGTTCTATACAGAAATATACTAATGTTAACGGTATCCCCGGGTATTGGGTTTTTCTTTATCCCGGATACGGTATTGAATTTGAACCTGGAAAACTATTGATAACTAGAATAATTCCAAAAAATGAAAATCAAGAATTTGGATTTGATTGGGAAATGCAACTTTACTACTCTCCCTGGGTTGATCACAACAGTAGAAAAGAATGGGAAAAATGTGTAGAGGTATACTACGAAGATATAGAAGCTGTTGAAAAAATAAAACGACCTTTCTTCCCCCTAAAGCGTATGATTAACGACTATGAAAGACAAATGCAACACTGGGGTGAGTGGTATTTAAAAAATTTAAAGAAAGAACAAGAATGAGTACATATTGGGGATATCATTTAATGCTAGACTGTAGTGGTTGCGGCGGTATAACAGATATTGACAACATACAAGCGTTTGTAAAAAAACTAGTAACTGCTATCGATATGGTAGCAGTAGGCGAACCGTGGATTGAACGTACTGCTATAGGAATCCCTGATAAAGAAGGATTCAGCATGTACCAACTAATTGTTACCAGCAATATCTCCGCACACTTTATTGACGAAGCTAGACACATCTATCTAGATGTATTCAGCTGTAAAGAATTTGATATCGAAACAGTAAAAGCAGTTGTTACAACTTACTTCAACCCGACAAAAATGAAGGTTAATTTTGTAACACGTAACGCAGACTAATGCTTCCTTTATCAAAAAATAACTATATTCAACATAGTGGTACTGGCAGTAACTTTACTATTAAATTAGATTTATTACCGCAGGCTACAAACTACTATGAAGAGAGTATCCTTGCCGCCGAAGAAGTCTATAGTATTAAAGAAGGTCCTTTGTACATAATGTATAGTGGTGGATTAGACAGCGAATTTGTTCTAAGTGTTTTTTTAGAATTAAGAATGGATGTTACTCCTGTAATCATCCGCATGGGCGATTACAACGCACACGATATCAAGTATGCTACAGATTTTTGTCAAGCAAAGAATCTTATTCCTAAAATTATAGATATAGATTTTGACAAGTTTGTCACCAGCGAAAAGATCTTAGATATAGCACTCGAGTCTCGCTCTATGTTATATCAAAGACCTGTTACTGCTTATGTAGCAGGACAACTGGATGGTACCGTAATACTAGGCGACGGCGAGCCTTATATTAATTTAGACAATACTAATAATACCTGGAATTTAATTATAGACGAACACGATTTTGCGGTATGTAACTACTTACTTAATCGTCAAATTCCTTGCGTTCCGCATTTTAATAGATATCGCCCTGAAATGATGTCATCTTATATGTTAGATCCAAGGATGCGTGGACTTGCCGAACATAGATATCCGGGCAAGTTGGGATCTAACTCTAGCAAAGCATACATATATAATCGTTGTAGCCCATTTACATTAGTGCCGCGTCAAAAGTATACAGGCTACGAGCTAATAGAAAAAAGTAAAATCTTTAATCACCCTGTCCTTGCGAAATTAAAAGAACAATGTAAAAATTACAACGGACTAGTAGCATTTAACTATCACGAATTTATACGAGATTACATTCAATGAAAATAATAACATGGGCACCCGGAACTAACGCAGAATACGACGAATTATTCGAGTCGTTGCGGGCTGGCCATTATGCTGATACTAGTCACCGCTTGTGGAAAAATTATGCTAGAGAAGAATTTAAAGATGCTGTGGCATTAACTATCTATTTTGATAATAACAATGCTCCTGAATTATGTTCTAGTATTAGTTCAAGAGCTTGTTGGCCTACTGGTGCCTATAGAATATTAAATCGTATGTGGAAGTGTAATAATAAAAAGCAGTTCCTAAGAAGAATCAGTGACTGTGTTGGCCGATCAGCTGAGAGCCAAATTAAATGGCTAAATGCTCACATGGAGCCTGAATTGTATTTTTGTAGTAGGCAAACGAATTACTGGGATAAATGGACCATTAATAGTTTTAGAGAGCAGTTTAATATTATTTTTAATACAGATTCTTTTAAATACCTTACATGCCCAAATGAATGCGATGATTCGTGTTGGCAGACTATCATATATAGTGGCAACGAGAAGTTATTAGAAGAATGGAAAAGACATCAATAATTAAAAATATCTTTAGACACCCCAATCTTTGGGGCTGTATTATACCAATGCAGGTGTTTGGAGTATTGTCAATATACAATATATCTGTAGGCTCTACTCCTTGGTGGTGGTGGATTGCCACTATCATAGGATACATCTGCTTGACAATGCTCGGTATCTCTGCAGGGTACCATAGACTATTTTGCCATAGGGGCTTTAGAGTAAACATCGTAATTAAAAGACTGTTGTTATGGTTGGGGATAATGGCAGGTCAAGGTAGTCCTATATTTTGGATAGGAATACATCGAGGATATCATCATAGATATGCTGACACAGACAAGGATGCTCATAGCCCTATGCACGGCTTCTGGCATAGTTATATATTGTGGATGTTTAAAAGAGACTCGATGAGTATTAGATCAACCGTTGATCTAATAAGGGATCCCGACATGGTATTTGCTCACAAACATTATATTAAAATTTTATGGGCAACACATTTAATACTAGCATTGATCAGCATAGATTTATGGTTGTATCTACTGATGTTTCCAGCATTCATAACACTACACGGATTTCTTTCTCAGACAAGTTTAACACATATATCTTTCATGGGTTATAGAAATTATAATACCAGTGATAACAGTGTTAACTCGCCGTGGTTATTTCCTTTCATCCTCGGTGAGGCTTGGCATAATAATCATCACGGAGAAAGCCGTAATCCTAATTACAATCGCAAATGGTGGGAGTTGGATCCCACATACTGGATCATTTGTTTAATTAAAAAATAATTACTGATACTTAAAGTAATTAGATAGGAACGATCCAGGAATTTCTAGTGTAATAGAATATCTAATATCTGGAGAGTCATTTTCTGCGCTGTGATAGCGATCAACCCTTGACAACAGTGGGCCAGTGTATATGTGGGTAAGTATCTTTTTACCAAATACATAATAACTCAGTTTGCCTTTATTGTTGCCTAGTGGAATAATTAGTGCTGTTTTCCTATTGGCATCGATATGAGGGATCATATGGTATCCAGGCATGCATTTTGTAATGTAACTATTTTTTAAATTTGCTTCTGGATACAGCTCTGATATTTTATCTACTAGATCTGTAAATCTAGTTAGACGAGACATATAAAATTGACCGTTTGGTTTATTCAAGACAAATTCTAAAGATCCATCTTCGAGATTTTTAGCAGTAAACCAAACTGATTTGGTTGACAGTACCTCTGACAAAAACTCACTTTCTACATCGGGGTTGAGATTTTTTAATTTTTTGTAAAAAAACATAGTGTGAATATTTATTCAGGAAAGTTTAATGCCAAAAATTTGTACAATAAATAGGAGTATGAATACAGTTAGATTTATTGAGCCCAGCGAAGTAAAAGAGTTAGTTAATGAAATGTTTTCGATTGATCGTACCTTGATTAAAGAACCTGTTTCTGCAGAGTTCTTAGAAACTATGATACAGCATTGGATGCAATTCATGTATAGAGAAGAATTTAAAATCTCTATGGTATTTGACAAAGACAACTCTCCTATAGCTATGTATACAGGACGATTAATGCCTGTTAACGGCGGTTGGTGTGTAGGCGCTACTAAAATTAAAAATCCGCAGTCCAACTACTACATATCTGCTAGAACAATGGCTCCGGCCCTAGAACTAATGTTATCTTACATGGAAGAGAACGGATATTATAAATTTTGGATGACTGCGCCGGAACATCATCATAATATTAGAAACAGAGTTATTCGTTCAGTATGCCCGATGGCAAATCGATACGGCTGGGTTGACGAAGCAATTATCCCTAAAAATCAGAAAAGTCCGGTAGCACTATATGAATCTCATAGAAGAGTGTGTACATGGTCGGATGTCGTTGTTAGATTATTTTATTTAAAGCAAGAACATCGTATAGAATTACTTAGAAAACAAAACGCAGAAAATTATAATGGCACACTTATTACAGATTTGGAATAATCTAGGATCTAACTTTAAAAAAGTATATGTTCCCCAGCATATAATTTTCATCTTAGGAATAGCAAGTATTTTCACAGGAAATACTTCAGCATGGTGGTTACTATTAGTATATCCTGCATGGTTCTTATTCGGACACATTGGATTTGGGATCTTTATACACAAGTATTATTGTCACGAAAGTTTTAAAACATATCCGTGGATAGCAAAACTAGGTGCATATTTTGGTATGTTATCGGGCACAGGCAGTCCTTTAATGTTACGAGTATTACATCAAGGTTATCATCACAAGTATTCCGACACTGATAAAGATCCGCACTCGCCTGAACAGGGATTTTGGTGGAGTTATTTCCTATGGTTAAATCATAAATGGGATTTTAAAAAAATGTGGCTGGTTAAAGATATGATTAAAGATCCGGTATTAAAGTTTTATCATAAACAATACTACAAAATATATTGGGGTACATTTTTATTACTATGTTTAATAGATTGGAGACTGGCTGTCTTTAGTATTAGTGCGGCAACAGTTATAGAATTTCATCTGTCAGGATTGATTAACACTTTTGGCCATATTCCACATAAAGGATCTTATCAGAATTATCCTGACTGTGGAGATACTAGTCAAAACGTTCCCTGGTTTAATTGGTTTACACTTGGACTAGGGTTGCACAACAATCATCATGCAAGACCCTGGGAGTATAATTATGCCCATAAGCCTGGGGAGATAGATTTTGCTTATTGGTTCATTCCGTTAATAGAGAAAAAAGATGATATCAAATCTAGTTAGAGGAACTTCAATTAATTCACAAATTGTGATGATGGTACAGGTTGTTCTTGGCATATTGGGTTTAGCGTTTTTCCTCTACACTGAACAATATTCATTTATTCTTTATGCAGTTGTATTAGCTTATGTTTCCATGCATGTTTTACACAATGTAGGCCTGCATAGATATTTTGCACATAACTCATTTAAAACTTCTAAATTTTGGCATATATTTTTAAGCCTTACAACCCCATTAGCCTGTGCGGGATCTCCGTATGGATACGCAATGGCACATCGTGCTCACCATATATTTTCCGATACCGAAAAAGATCCTCATTATAGACAATTAGGAATTTTTAACATATCCTTTTTTAAATGGAATTTAAAAAATGTACCATTACGAGTAATGGCATCTTTGAATGAGAAATGGATTTTAATCGGACATAACTATTATGTTTTGATAATTTTATTAACCTATATACTGCTATCTCTATTTGATTTTAAATTAGGATTATTGTATAATATAGCTGTTTTCTTTCTTTGGGCTGGATACTTGACTATCAATGTGTTAGATCATCGTGATATTAAATTTGGTTATAGAAACTACGATACCAACGACAAATCTATGAATGATCTTTTTACAGGATATGTAGTAGGCGAATGGCACAATAACCATCATCACAACCCTCAACATTGGAATCAAAGAGTAAACTGGTGGGAGTTTGATCTATCTGCACAGTTTGTTAAAGTAATTAAACTATGATAGGAATAGACCTAACAAAAATATCAAGGTTTGACCGATTTGATCTTAACAGATTAGGAAACAAATTAGGTCAAACATTAGATAACACAACGTCGGCAGCTAAAGTTTGGGCGTGTTTAGAAGCAATTACCAAAGCAGAACAAAAAAGAATCAACCCTAAAAAATTAAAATTAGTATTTGAAAGAAATAAACCACCGATTGTATTAGATCCATCTAATACCCTTTCGGGTACGTATGTGTTATCATTGACGCACGAAGATGGCTATGTGGCAGCAGTAGCACTAAGAACAAACTAAGGAAAAGAACATGGACGAAATTGAAAATAAAATTAAAAATATCATCAGTAGACAATTAGGTATTAAAATTGAAGATATTCACAATAACAGTAGATTTGTACACGACATCAAAGGTGATAGCCTTGACACTGTCGAAATGCTATTAACCATAGAGGATGAATTTGGTATCGAAGTCACTGAGGAGATAGCCGAATCTGTTGAAACAGTACAGATGGTTATTGACTTTGTTAAGTCTTTACAACCGGCCAGCTAATGCTAGTATCTTAGGATCTTCTTCTACAGTTAGATTTACATTTAATGTAATTCTGCTAGAGGGGCCGTTGTTCCATATGCTGTGATATTTTCCAGTATCTATAAAATACCAACTACCGTCCTGAGGTATTTGAAATTTTTCTCCTGCAATCTCATACCAAGCATTTTCATTTCCCTGAATACTAGCATGTAGTCTAATAGTTTTGTAATAGGGAAAATCCACATGAGATCCTAACCAACCTTTTGGCCTCAATTCTAACAAACTGGCCTTGGAAATTTTAGATTTGAATACTGAAAATATCTTGGTAAAATATTCATTCATGATATCTGTAGTTTCAGTAAAGTCATTTTCAACTAACTTAGGTAGTTGGGTATTCAAATGAAGATCATCCGGATACACTATTCCTAAATCTTTATCTTGTCTTATAAAATGATCTTCTAAAGGATTGTCACTGTTTTTTTTAGAATAGAATCCTAGTCCTCTATATCTATTAAACTTTTCACCCTGTGAATTTTTAGATACTGAAATTGTATTATGCCTCTCTAACAATTTTGCAATTTGTTCTTTCATTTCTGTTAGATTAAAATCATATTGATTTGGAAGTTTAAATATGTTATATCCTAAAATAGGGCGTGTTGTATACCATTCATCTAGAGGTTTAGAATGTCTGACAGTATCAATACAATCTCCCCACGGCTCTGCTAATTTAGTAGACGTTTTCATTTAAAATAATATGTTCGAAATGAGGTGCAATTTTAAAATCAGGAGTTAGCCTACCCCTCCGCTTACTGCCAGCATCTGGAACTCGACCAACCGTTGGACTCCAGTTGGTAATTTTAACCCAAGATGTTCTTAGTTTTTTAGTTTCATCCATAGGAAAGAAAACAATATTTGATTCTGTAAATCCTGCAATAGTATTAAACCCTTTGGCCCATTCTGGGTCTTTATTAAACACTGTACAAACATTTTGTATAAGTTCTTCAAAGGTCCAATTTTGATCTTGTTCTAAGGTATATCTTCCTATTTGCCCTACATTTCTAAATCTGAAAATAGGGTTGCCGCCGATGTGCCTTGACAATTCAAAAAGCCTTGCAGGAACATGATCGTTTGTTCCTTTTTGCATAATGCAGCCTAAATTTACATTCATACGTGCATCTACACATTGCTGCCACGCTTCGATTTTTCTTTCAGCACAACGCATTCCGTCCATCTCTTCGTATACATCATTATCATCTGCACCATTGACACTGATATAGATACTACGCATTCCAGCTTTGGCAAGGTCTTTAGCATACCCGGGTCTAGCTAACATCAGGCCATTAGATTGCATATTTGGTCTATGTCCGAATTCTCTTATTTTTTCTATTATTTCAAAGATGTCTTTTCTTACAGTTGGTTCGCCACCTAGCATTCTAATTTCAGTTTTAAATGGTAATCTTCTTAGAACATCATATAAAAGATCCTTGTCCATGTCGGGCGCTTCTCTGTTTGGAATAAAACAATTAGCACACTCCATATTACATCGATGTGTAATATCAACATAGATAACCGGAAAATGATTTTTTTCCGGTTCGAGTTCGTAGTAAAAATTAATAGGCATCATATTGCATCTATTTATATGTGTATAATTTGTCATCAACGTTTTTATAGTGTTGTTAAATTTTGCCATAAATACTATCGTAACGGAGATACAATCATGGTATTACAATTTTTTACAAAACATCGTCCAAATTTAGACATTCCATTCTTTGAAGATTCAGATGAGGGCAAGGCACGATCAGATGCAATAATTCAATTGGCTAGCGACCATCCTGAACTATGCCTAGGAAGAGACACTTCGCCAATTCCTGCAACTGAGTTAACATGGACTGCTACATGGACATTCGCAGGCCTAGATGAATTTAACCAATTTATAGTATTAGCACAGGAGGCCGATGTCACGTTGAGAGTCGATCGAGCTAGATATTATATAAGAAATGGACACACTCTAGTCATTGAACATCAAAACGAAGGCGACGCAGAAAGATCATTAAATATAAACATTGGGCCCGACGGTGTTCGTGGGCCCAATGGTATCATAAATTTTATTTAAGCTACTGTGTAAGCTGGTACAACATACTCAACACCGTTTACTTTGATCTTAAAGTAAGTGGCAGGAGTAACGGGCAAAGCACTAGCAACACCGGCAGCGCCAGCGGCACTTACTGCTTCTACCATAAAATCCACAGTTCCTGTTCCGCTAGGTTCAAGTACAATATCATCATTGCTGTTCAGTGTGCTGATATTATTTTCAATGATCTGTAAAGAACCGGTACTTAGACCATAATTAACTGTTAGTTGACCGCTGCCTTCGATGATAACATTTTCTCGGAGTGAAGTAGAGCCAGCACCGTTGTTTGATGCAAATACTATTTTAGATAACAGTGAAGTATTGCTCGGTGCAGGATCAACAACAAGAACACTTATTGCCGCCCCTGTTACATAACCACTTGTGCCGTATCCTGTGAATGTAATGTCAGCAATATCATCACCAGTGTTGACAATTATCGGAGAAGTGACAGTACCTCTAGTTCTTGTAAAGGCAAAGTTTCTTGCATCTTGAGACTCATGAGACTGAGATAGATTAACTAAGGTTGTGCCAGCCGAATTAACAGAAAAAGTTGAAGGACCAAAAGAATTAGCGGTGACAGCATTGGTTGTATTGATTGCTGCAAAAGTACTAGTACCTGTTGAGGCTGTAACATTACCAGTTAAATTTCCTGTGACATTACCTGTGACATTACCGGTCAGCGCACCAATCAATGTACCTCTTAGAACACCATCAACTGCGTCAACAAGAACCGATGAATCAAAACCAAACACACTGCCTTTCATATCTCCACTATGATAACCAGTGCTATCACCAATTAGATTC